GGAAACACCTGCTATGGTTCCAGTAGCTCCACCTGCACCAGTTAGAACAGCACCAACAACCATTTCACCATTTGTTGTTGTTGAGTCAAAGTTAAGCGCAGTTCCTAAATCTACTTCTGACCATCCAATAGAGGTTGACTGGTACATACCAGCGGAGGCTCCACCAGTTTTGTTTCTGAAGGAATATATATCCCCACTATATCCCCACACACCTGTAACATTCCCCTTACCGGGAACAACAGCAATAGTCTCCCTTTTCTCTTCTATCCTTTCCTGTAACTCTGTAACTAATGTAGAGTCAGCAGTAGCATCCCTTAATACGGGAGGACCATATGCTAGACAAGTGGCATAAAGCCCCATTATCCAACCCTAAAGACTGATAACTGACCATAGTGCATTTGAAAATTCTCAGAGTTACTTGCATGACCATTCTTAACTTGAGCAAGAACATCCGTATAAGTAGTGTGACCAGTAGTGTCAATTATTCCAGAAGCAGATACCATATTTTCTAAAGTAGCAACCACTCTTTGAACCGCACAATCAAATCCCGGATATACAACAGTACCAGCAGTATCTTGTGTTGCAATTCTGAATGTCCATATTACTGTGTCTGTTCCAGTCTGTGCGAAACTAATGCCCAGATTAACCATGAAGAATCCTTTGTCATATATCCTGATCCTATCATTAGCAAAATCAGCATCGGTTCCTACAGTTGTTGCAGATACAGTTCCTGTATCATCAGGGCCGTTAGCACCTACTGAATCAGCATTCCAATCTATAGTTGCTGTTGCTGTTGATGCTACCGCCTGACTTGCAGGAGTTCCCGCTGGTGAATATATAGCTCCATATCCACCCATCCCGGTTTCTACAAATTGCCTAACCATCTGAGCAGTGATAGCGCCAGTAGTATTGTTAGCAAAACTAGTACCTGTTAAAACTGCCCTAGTTTTTCTTAAGGCTGTTGGTGTTCCCATTATCCATACTCCACATTGAATCCAGCGCCAAATGCGCTATCTGTATTTAGAAAAAATATAGTCTCTCCGTCCTCAAGCGTTCCACTTGTAACAGTAAAGTAAATATATCCTTCTGCGTCATTGTCTATAAATGCCCCAGCGTCAGTAACTATCTCTTCTACAGTTACAACTAGAACCTGTCCTATAGCACCACTAGTCTCTCCCTTTATCGTACTACCAACACGAGGTATCTGAAGATCAAATGCTGTACTGTATGCACTATCAAAAACAGAATCTTTAGCAGAGCCAATAGTATAGGGAATTCTATAATATGTTATGGCAGAAGGAAGACCAGTTCCATCATCACGTTCATATCCATCTAGCCTGTGGTATCTTCCTCTAATGTCAACTTCAAAATTATTTGCTGCCATGCACTCTCCCGGCTGTAGGGAAAGAACAGGATCAATAATATTTAATCCTCCCGAAAACGGAAAGTATTTTGTCTTAGTTGAACTTCTCGCTCCAGTATCGAACAAACTCATTCTGGAACTACCGTATAGTTTTCAAGATTCTGAACAACTGAGAACCTTCTATCTCTCTGTGATGGAAGTTGGTCAGCTTCTAATTTTCCAAGTAAATCTTGGAACTCAGAAAGAGACGAACCCATAACCTCTCCTGCATCGTTCTGCTCTGCATAATAAACTTTAGCCCTACATATAATAATTCTTTGGAATCTTGTAGGTATTACAGGAGTATCTGTAGAGGCACTTAATACAGTTGGAGCTTTCCAATATTCAGCAGTAAGTGTTGTTGCTGAATTAGGAGTAGGATACAAATCAATTACATTATTTGGCTTAACTGAAAAGAATTCAGGAACTCCTGTACTTATAGTTCCATATTTGTAATCTTCCTTATACTCTCTCCACCCTACATATATAAGTGGTTGCCAGCTTTCAGATGTTGGGTCATATACAACAGAGTCTATATTCCATTGAGCTAAATCACTTGGAGAAGTTAGCGTTGATGTTGAGGCGGTAGTATTTGTAGAATACTCTCCCCATAAAAAATCCCAGTTAAACCACATGCTACATATATCTGTATTCGCATCTTTAATATATCTAACTACGTCTGCTTCATCTTCTGCTGTCGGTGTAACAGTAGACGGACCGGTGCCGGGGATTCCAACCTCCCTAGCCATGTCTTGACAAAGTTGTATATATGTACTCATTTAAGATTCCTTAATATGTCTTGTGCTACTTTAGAATGTTCTATATTAGCAGCACATAGTGCAGCCCCAGTTTCCTTATCCCTATTACAAGTATGAAATCCAAAATGTAACTTGTGGCATGGAAAGCAAGGGCAATCATCTGGCTCCATAGATGTTGTATTTTTCCAATGCTTTGTTAAATTCTCTTTAGATGAATGAGAAAGAAAAACACACTTGTGATTTTTCATTGAACTAGCGGCATTTAACAAACCTGTCTCTGGCCCTACAATTACATCGCAATGGGGAAGAAACGAAAGAGTTTTTGTAATAGACCATTCACCAGCCTTGGTTATCACTCTAGGTTCATTCTCCCATCCAGCCTCAAGAAGTTGACAAAGTTCGTCACCCATTGTAATTATACTAACATCCTTCCTTTTTAAAAGAATGGTAGCTATAACATTATCTATCCAAGGATAAACTTTATGGACAGAAGAACCAGCCAGAACAACCATGACAACATTCTTTGTCTTAATTTTCTTCCTAGTTTTTTTAGCCCATCTTTTTTCTAATGATGAAGGGTGATAAAAAGGAGCGTGTTTAAATTCTACGCCAGCTATCCTATGAGTTTCCTCAAGATAGTTTTTATTACAAAGTTTATGTATATCTTCTTTAGACCAATTATACTCTTCCCTTCCTTCAGCAACGTGTGGCCGTCCATCAATCTCAATAGTCCTTTTTGGATTAAGAAGTAAAGTTCCTTCTACAGATTCAGATAACTGTACAAACCTATCAAAACATTTAGCCATCTCATCCCAGTATTCACCAAGAGAATAATTGCTTATTTGATTATCATTTTGTATTATCAACTCATCAACATAAGGATTGTTTAAAAGAAGAGAATGTCCTATCTCAGTAACATTAACACAAACCCTATACCCCATATCCTTAAATACTGGAAACAAAGATGAAGCCTGAATCATATCTCCAAAACCACCGTACCTAACAATACATACAGTTTTTTTCTCTCTTACACCGCCAAAGTCTTTTGGCACATAGTCTTCTACTATTTTAGTAGGCACATGTATCTTCTTCATGACATATGTGCTATCACTTTTTCCCGAACAGATTCAATCTTTTCGTTACTAGAGAGTTTAATATCTTTCTCTCTTGCATAACTCATTAAAAGATTTCTGCCTCCTAATCCTTTTTGTTTTTTAGCCCAGTCGGTATCTTTTTCTACTACTTCTACTATCTCTTTACCAGAAGCATCAAAATTAAACCCACCTTGTTCGTATTTAACTTTTCCTGCACCATAAATTATGGCGTAAGGTTTTTCTAAATCAATCTCCACTTAAACTCCTTATTCTGTAGACCAACCGACCCATTCAGGTTTGTTTCCAACCCTAGCGTTGTTCTGCTGTTGTCCTGTTTCATTAAAATATTCATCTGATCCTGTCATCAAAGTGTATCCACTTTCGCGTGGATTATTCTCTGGCTTTGACTTCTTTTTAGAAGCGTCTTTTTGGAAGCTATCACCCATGATAATTTCTATCATAATTTTCTCCGAAAGAAAGGGGGGCTTTCGCCCCCCAATCCATATTAACGAAAGTTAAAAGAGCCTGAAGGCGTTGAAACCTTCTCTTTCTTTATACCCATGGGCAACTGATTTGGGCCGTGACTGTCTAATGCCAATGACTTGGTATCTCCAGTAGCGGTTTCCAAACTAGACAACCCATTTTCAGGGATTTTACCCTGCGCTGAATGCTTATTGCTAGCCATATGTACCTCCTAGTACCATTCGATCATGATATGGTAGTGAGCCTTGCCAGCGGGAGTACCGCCAGTAGGAGCTACCAATGTGATGTGAACGTCAGTATCAGCAGGAAGAGCTTCCAACACTAAGTCAGCAGCTACCGCAGTCATGCTCACGTTTGCAGCATCAGCCAAAGTACCTAAACCCATGTTTACGTACTCATAGCCAGATGTGGCGGAGCCTAACCGAACAAATGCTTCAGTAGTTACTGCCGTGAAAGTCTCAAAGGCATCAACGCTGATTTCTTTGATAGTTCCCTGCTTGCCTTTGGGTCCACGAAACGTCATCGCTTCACCGCCAGCACCAAAGTCGTGGTACGCACTTATACAGTACGGTCTTGGATCACTATAACTCATAATAATATCTCCTAAGATGCGCTATCCCAGATCACAATACGTGACTGAGCAGCTTGAGTGTGAGTGATGCCGAAACCACCTAAATAATACCACGCTATCCCACGATCCCTTCCGAAATCGCCGGGAATTTTTCCGCGAATTTCTTCTGGAACTGCGATAGCTTCTGCAACCGTATCCTCGCCAAAGAATACAGCCCAGTCACTTAGGGCATTGCTCCATGTAGCGGCAGATGTACCCATACCAGTATACTTTGCAATGTGTGTCTGCTCGACGAAACGAACGCCATCGTACCTACCGATTTCACCATTCATAATCATCTGGAAACCTTGATCCACATATTGATGGATTCCTTCCAGATCAGTCTTCAAGGTGGCGTAGGTTGAAGGCCATGCAAGACAGTAATAGTCATCGCCAGTATAGGCGGGAATATTACGCTCTTTCATCAAATCAACCATCAATCGAACGTGTAGTTTACCCATAGCAATACTATTGACTACTGTAGCCGTACCATTCGTTGTTAATGTCAACGCAGTTGTACTAGACCCACCAGTGGGGACTGCACGTAGTGCGGTGGCATCAAACTGAGCGGCGGCTAAAACGTCAAATGCTTTCTTTGCATCGGTTTTTAACACCTTTCGGACGATCTCACGAACTGGTTGTTCGCTTAAGTCGTCAAGTTTCCCCGTCCATGGGACTGAGTTACCTGCTTCTGTAATCGTCATCGTACCCTGAGAAATCGTAAATGAAGTCTCTGGGATCGTATTCGTTTCCGTCAGGGTAGTACCCTGAGTGGCAACGTCACTAAACACGTTCCAATGGAATGTATCGCCACGGTGCAAACCTTGATGTGCGGCATCTTTAATGTCGCAAAACTGTCGAAATTTGACAACAGGCTGAACCGCCATTCTCAACTCACGGCTGAGATTTAGCGCATACATATACCCACCAGAAGTGTTGACAGACCATACTTGTCCTGCCATAACTATCTCCTATGTTGTATTTATGGGTTGCCCTCTGGACTTCCTCATATCTTCAATGACTTGGCTTGGAGTTTTCTCCTGTTCCTCGTCTTCTCCGATCTTAGCTGTCTTTCGGGCTTGTTTTGGTTCAGAGACTATTCTTTTCTTTCTTTCGGATCGTTCATTGCTCTTTCCGTTAGATAGATTAAGATTAGCCCATTCTCTCGCGTACTCAGCGGCGGCTTGAATAATATGCCCCGGTGCCATATCAGGATTTTCCTTCATAATGGTGACCGTTCTATTATCTGCAATAGCCCTTAACTCAGGAGTAGTAGCAATTTCAGAATACTCAGATTCAAACCAAGAAACTGCTTCCTTGACTGAATTTTCATATTCCCTTTGCTTATGTTGGGCCTGAGCCACTTGTTGGCGAGCAAAAGCTTCGTTTAAAGCTTTATTAACTGCTTCCTCTACGTTTGGGGTAGCATCTTGTGTGCGCCCTGCTGTCAAAGACTGCAACAATTCTGCGGCTTTATCCGCATCATCTTCATACAATGCTTGATGATATTCCTTTACTTTTTCTTTATAAGAATCATTATCAGGCACTTCCTTCTCGTCCACTTGGGGTGGAGAAGATTGTTTTTCTTTTAACTGCATTACATAATTTCGTAACTGGTCTTCTTTTTGCTGAAGAAATCTTTCTTTCTCAGCGGCAGCTTCGAATCTTTTTTGTGAAGCTGCATCTTTCTGATGAGAAGTTTTTAATCCCTCAAACGGAACCTCAACCTCTTCACCGTTCACTTTGACTGAAGTAACCCATTTTCCATCTTTCTGCCATACAGGAGACTTCGGGTCTTCTTGTTGTATTTCTTCCTCAGCCTCCTCTTCTGGCGAGTCTTCAATCATTTGTTGGACTGCTTCTTCTCCAACAATATCTTCTAAAACTTCCATCTCCCTAGAAGCTGCGATACTTTCCATCATCTCATCTCTAGGTTTTACAACTTCCGCATCCTGTTGGGTAGCGTCTGACATCTTACTCTCCTAATTATTCCGCTTCTCCATACTTCGCCAACTTTTCTGCATTATCACCATCTGCAATAATTGCATCCAGCCACTTAAGCAGCTTTAAAGGGGTAGCAAGGTTATTAGATATACTGCGGTAATGTTTTAGCTCTTCGTCTGAAGAACCGGACCACTCCTGAAAAACCATGTCATGAAGATCATTAAGAGCCTTTCTATAATCAGCTATTGATCTTTCAACTATTGCTTTTCCAGTTGAAGTTTTTATAAATTCTTGTGTGCCGCGACCAACTTTAGTTCTTGTTATTAACTCATCTATTTTAGGTTCGGTTGGGTTTTGATAATCTTTCATCCTACCTCATATGGTATTTTATTATATTTATCTCTTGCCATAGTTCCGACTTTACTTACGTTATCTTTGTCTTCTACCATGCGTCTGTCAATTTCTTGATCAATAACTTGATTGAGCAAGGCATCTCTTTGCAGCATCAATTCCGCTCGTCTAGTATCTGCATCCTGTTGTTTTGTACTAGCCTCATTCCTCTGTATATTAAGCCTTCCAGAATCTACTTGAGTTCCTATAATCGCTTTCTGCAATTCTGTCTGCGATCTCAACTGAGCAGCCCTTAGAGTAGCTTCTGCTTTCATCTCTTCTATAGTCAA